TTGTAGAAGATACACTTCAATTACAAGACTTTTCTTTTGATAAAGAATTAGTAGATGTAGGTGTTAAGCCATCCGGTGAAGCGATAGTTAACGTAGATGTACTATCTAATGAACTTCAAAAACACTTTAAATCTTTAAATGAGACAGAAGTAGATGAAGCTCCTGAAAATATGTACTATTTTAAAGTACCTAAAACAGACAAAGCTAAATTAAATGCTGCTCAAAATACCATTGAAACTTTCTATGACCCAGTTAGATTCGCTGATATTGTAGATGATGACGGAGCCGGTAATGTTGTTATGTATATCCATAAAAAAGATTTCGACCCTGGTATGATTGATGACCTACAAGGAGACGGTATAGATCTATCATCGTCTAATTTTCCTATAGACGAAGCTCAAGCAACTAGCGTACAAGACGTCATTGATCCAGCTGACTATATAGAAATAGCTCAAAACTATTTAGATGGAATGGGTGATACTCATACTTTAAGTATGGACCAACTAGAAGAATTAGGGCGTAGAATAGTTAAGCAACTTTATAAAGGAGATTTCAAAGCTGCAATGGCTAGACATGGAGGTACGAATGTGAATGAAACAGAAGTAGACACAGCAGGTGCAGACTTAGATATAGGACATCAAGATGATGAGCCTAACATGCTTAAAAAAGATCTTTACGATGTTATTACTTACGCTTCTAAATTATATAAAGCACTAGATAAATACGACCAACATGACGGTGAAGTAGACTTCCCTCACTGGTGGCAGAAGAAAGTAACTCTTGCTAGAGAGTATATGTCTGCAGCACAGCATTATCTAGAAGGAGAAGAAAAGCAACCTGCTATTGATCAATTAGCTTTAGAAGCTCAATCTCATCCGGTAATGGTTCAGCAGAGAATAGCCCATGCTAAAAAAGCTAAAGAAAAAGAAAAAAAAACAGTTAAAGAAGACTGGGGAGGCTCTGACCAAGCTGCTATGAATCAGCAAATTCATAAAGAATTAGGCTCACCAAAAAAAATGCCTTCACCATTTGATGACAAATTAGAATATGTAGTTCAAGATGCAGTAGACTTCCATTGGGATGATTGGCCAGAATATGAAACAGACAGAGAAGGTCTCTATACTCAAGCAAAAAGAGCTTACTTAAGAGCATACTTTAAAGATACTTTTAATAAGATGGTTCAAATGTTCGAACCAGCTAATGAAGGAAAATATAAATCAGATGCTCAAAGAAAAGCTATTCATGCTAAGAAAGCAGAAATGAATGAAGCTTCCAATGATGAAGCAATTTCTGAATTAAGAGATATCGTAGACCGAGCAAGTGATCTAGGAGAAGAAGCTAGAGAAGTTGTAAGACAGTACTTTCCTAATGAGTCATCTAGATTAGAAGCATATGGAGCATTCAACTTAGTTTATTCTAATAATCGATACGATACCACTTTAGGTAAGTTTGTAGATAGGTTAGAGGAAGAAGGATACGATGACGATATGGACGAATCGGTAAACGAAGGAACTGAACTATACGACAGAAATGGCATTCAGATTAAAAGATTTTCTGGTGGTAAAAAAGGATTGATGGTACAGATAACTTACGGCGGAGATTATCTACAAGTACCCGCTGATGTATTCCCTATACTAGCTATAGCAATGCAATCTGTAAAGAATGACCTTAAAGATATGTCTCGTCAATATCCTAGAAAAAAGAATATGGGTGAAGGATTTGGCAAAACGAAAAAAGCTTACGATCTTATAGTATCAAAGATGAAGGAGCTAGCGAAAGTTTATAAATCTGGTGATCATTCTGTAGTTGATCAGTTAAAAGATCTTACTGCTAAAAAGAAGAAACTAGAAGCAATGCTAGATGCTGAAGCAGGAGGAATTGGAGCCGGTCAACAACTTGACCCTAATATTAATGAATATAGAGGAGTTGAAAGCGATATTAGAAACATCATCAGAGACAAAGCCGCTGACTCAGGCTTTGATGAGCAAGAGGAAGCTATGGAGGTAATGGAGTTTATCGGACAAGAGTATGAAATTGATTTTGAATTTGGAGCAGGACCTTCTAGACAGGCAGAAGAATATAAAGGTAAACACCAAGGCTCTAACTATAAATGGCCAATGTCTAAAGCTACTAAAGATAGAAAAGAAGCTGATAAAAAGAAAACAGTAAAAGAAGAAAAAGCTACATATTGCGGTAGATGTAAAACTACTCACAAGAAATCATCAGGCTGTCCTAAATAATATTTTTATGAACAAGTTAGATAAACTAATACTAGAAACATTCGGACAAGTATCTGAAGTAGTTGATGGCAAAACAAAAAAACCTAAAGACCTTCCTAAAGCGTTTAGAGATGCTATAGAGAAAAAATACGGCCCTATGTCTGATAATGACTTCTTCAGTGATGATCTAACTCGTTATATGAAGTGGACCGGTACCGATAAAGTAACTGGCTCAGTAGCACATAAAGTTATTATATTACCTTCATTTGAAAAGATGTATGACGAGTTTGCTGATATCGTAAAAGATATTAAAACTTTGATGAGAAGTGATGATATTAGAAAAGATGCAGCTGCTAGAGAATTATTTGAGCTTATCAGAACTAACTTTAGAAAGCTACAAAGGTATCTAAGAACTGAAAGACCTGATCAGTATGCACTTATTAGAAATAGAGCGTCCCTTGCAGAGCTACATGAAATGTTTGTTAGTCACGCTAATCTTATTCTAGAAGAGAAAAGTATTCTAAAAGAATCACTTTGGCAAGAAATAGAAGAAGCCGAAGAAGAACCACAACCAGAAGAAGAACCAAACACTGATGCTCCAGAAGAGACAGTATTAGAAGATGCTACTGATACTATACTAGGCCGATTCCCTACTTTAAAGGCAGCTATTGTAAAACTACAGACTGAAGACTTCAAAGAGTTTGTAGATACTATAGATTGGATTTCACCAAGACCAACTTCATTTAGAATTAATCTTAAAAACGGTCAAGATTACATTTTAAAATGGACAGGTAAAACATTTGAAGCTCAAATACTAGGAAAAAGATATCTCCTATCAAATATAGCCGAATATCAACAAGCATTAGATAAATTAGCTATTCTTTACAAAGAAGCACCAATGAGTGGAGCTGGAACTGGAGAACCTGCTGATACTGACACCGGAGGCGGTGGCGGTGGAGGAGGTGACTTCCCCGGAGAAGAAGGAGGCGCCGAAGGCGGTGAAGAAGGAGATGCTGTCGACGCTCTAGGTGGAGAAGAAGGCGGTGAAGAAGGTGGAGGAGCAGATCTAGGCGGAGAAGAAATAGATTTTGAAGAACCAGGAGAAGAACCAGAAGCATAATGAACCTTATAGACAGAGTCATACTAGAATGGTCCTATAAGACCAGAAAAGGATACCCTGATATTAACAGTCAAGAGGATATAGCTTTGTTTGAATCTATGTTTGGTTTTAATCTTGTAAATGAAGCAAAACATCCATTCGAATACCTTTCCAAAGAAGCACAGGAGCTAGGTAAAGACTTAATACAGAAGTTAAATCTTAGTGATGATGAAATAATCGCTCATGCTAAGAATCGAATAATAGTGTATACCGATAGACCTAGAAGAGAAGTTTTTCAAGCACTTGCTAATCTTGGATATGAAAAACAACAAGTAAGAGGTTCAAGCGCAGGAGGATATGTTACACCGGAAGGTATAGAGATAATACATAAAAACCAGACTAGTATTGGTAATGCAGGACTAGACAATGAAGAAGCTCTTGTTAATAAAGTTAATGAAAGAATAAATGCAGAAGGTGGACCAATAAATGTTGTATTCAAAGGAAAAAACAGTGTTAATTTTGAGTATAAAAATGTAACCGGAGCAAAAGGAGTAGGAAGAGAAACAGGCGGTAACAAAAAAGCTGATGTTGTACTTAATTCTGCTTCAGGAGATATTCCTATATCTGTTAAAGAAGATAAAGCTTTTAGGTGGTCTTCCGCAATGAGAACACATAAAGACATATTTAGAGCTGTATTAGAACCCGGATTAGAAGGAACAGAGGATTTAAAATTAGTTCAAGACGAAAATAATCCTTTTCTACTGAATATGATGAATCCAAAAAATGGTAAACCATACGGAAGTATATACGTTCTTGATGCACCTGGAATGGATTATCAAACATTAGCTTTTGGTTCAGACAATTCAGTTGTTGTTAAAGCTAATTTTGCAGATGAAGATTTTTCTTTCGATAATAATACCCTAACAATACAAACCGCAGGTAATTACAATAAAGATGAACACTTCTCAGAAAATGATAAACCTATAATAAGGTTTGAGAGAAATGCTTCTAAAGCTACTCAACCTGAAGGTATTTACGGTAGAGGAATTACTATTAGAACAGTACCTGCAAAAGGTTATAATAATAGAACTGAAAGAGCAAATGTACTAGTCCTCAATTATAAGGATTTAGATATAAAATAAGTTATGAGTCAAGATATAAAAAAAATAATCGCACAAGAGTATATTAAGTGCGGAAAGGATCCGTCGTACTTTATGAAAAAGTATTGCTATATCCAACACCCTACTCGAGGAAGAATTCTATTTAACCTTTATCCATTCCAGACTAAAGTACTGCACTTATTTAGAGATAATCAATACATTATAACATTGAAGTCTAGACAGCTAGGTATCTCTACTTTAGCTGCAGCATACTCTCTTTGGTTAATGTTATTCCATAAAGATAAAAACGTACTGGCATTAGCAACTACTCAAGCAACTGCTCGTAACCTAGTTACTAAAACTATGTTTATGTACGACCAGCTACCTAAATGGTTAAAGATACCAGCAGTTGAAAAGAACAAATTATCTCTAAGACTTAAAAACGGATCTAAAATAACAGCTAAGTCATCAAATGCAGATGCTGCAAGATCAGAAGCAGTATCACTACTGTTAATTGATGAGGCAGCCTTCATCGATAATATTGAAGAAACATTTACGGCAGCACAACAAACCCTGGCTACCGGTGGTCAATGTATGGCACTGTCAACTCCTAACGGTATTGGTAACTGGTTTCACCAAACATGGGAAAAAGCAGAAACAGGAGAGAACTCATTTTTACCTGTAAGACTACCATGGACTGTTCACCCTGAAAGAAATCAGGATTGGAGAGAACAACAAGATAAAGATTTAGGACCTAGAATGGCAGGACAGGAATGTGATTGTGACTTCTTAGCTTCAGGGGATACGGTATTTGAACCAGACGATATGAAATTCTATGAAGAAACATATCAAAAGGATCCAATGGAAAGAAGAGGTGTGGACGGTAACCTATGGGTATGGGAAGGTGTAGATTATGCTAAATCTTACATGGTTGTAGCCGACGTCGCTAGAGGTGATTCAACTGACTATTCTGCATTCCATATATTCGATATAGAGACCTGTACTCAAGTAGCTGAATACAAAGGTAAACTTTCACCAAAAGATTTCGGTAACGTTTTAGTAGGAATAGCATCAGAATATAACGATGCATTGCTTGTATGTGAAAATGCAAATATAGGATGGGCTACAATAGAGCAGATACTTGAAAGAGAATATAGAAATATATACTATAGTTCAACCTCTAATATGGAATCAGTAGAGTCTTATATGAGCAAGTATGAAAGAGATAAACTAGTTCCCGGCTTTACAATGTCTATGAGAACTAGACCTTTAGTGATTGCTAAAATGATCGAATACATTAGAGAAAAGTCCGTTACCATTCAATCTAAAAGATTGATGAGTGAAATGAGGGTTTTTGTTTGGAAAAATGGAAAAGCTCAAGCACAAGATAGGTATAATGATGACCTCTTAATGGCTTGTGCAACTGCATTATACGTAAGAGATACAGCTCTAAAACTAAGACAGCAAGGAATGGACTTAGCAAGAGCACAATTATCATCATTTACTAATCTAAATGCAAGAAACCAAGCTGTTATGAGAAATGTTGGAAATCAGAGAGAAAATCCTTATCTTATACAGACACCAGGAGGAGAAGAAGATATCTCCTGGCTATTAAAGTAGACTATTTATATTTAAACTATAATATCCTATGGCGGATACTTCATTATTTGGTAGATTGAGACGACTTTTTTCTAATGACGTTGTTATTAGAAATATAGGAGGAGACCAGCTTAAAGTTGCTGACGTTAATTCTATACAAGGAACTGGTAAGTATGAAACTAACTCACTTGTAGACAGATTTAACAGACTATACGTTTATAACAATGTTAACGTTTATAATCCTAACCTTAACTACCAAACACTTAGAGTACAATTATACTCAGATTACGAAGCAATGGATACAGATCCTATTATTGCTTCAGCACTTGATATCATTTCAGACGAAACTACAATTAAAAATGATCAAGGAGAAGTTTTAGCAATTAAATCTTCTGACGAAAATATTCAAAGAGTGTTATATAACCTCTTCTATGACGTATTAAACATTGAGTTTAATTTATGGTCATGGACACGTAATATGCTAAAATACGGAGACTTTTTCCTAAAGCTAGAGATAGCAGAGAAGTTCGGAGTATATAACGTGTTACCATATACTGTCTATCATATGATTAGACATGAAGGAAACGATCCTGAAAATCCATCTAAAGTAACATTCCAATTAGAACCAGACGGTATTACAGCAGCATCAGATCCTAACTACAGAAAGAGTCCCAATCAAAGGTCTATTACTTTTGATAATTATGAGATAGCTCATTTTAGATTATTATCAGATACATCTTACTTACCTTACGGACGTTCTTATTTAGAACCTGCTAGAAAGATTTACAAGCAGGTTAACTTAATGGAGGATGCAATGTTGATTCATAGAATCATGAGAGCACCTGAGAAGAGAATGTTCTACATTAACGTAGGTTCTATTCCACCAAATGAGGTTGAGCAGTTTATGCAAAGAACTATCAATCAAATGAAAAAGACTCCTTATGTAGATCAAAATACAGGAGAATATAACCTTAAGTTCAATATGCAGAATATGATGGAAGATTTCTATCTACCTGTAAGAGGTGGTGATACATCTACTCGTATTGAAACTACTAAAGGTTTAGAATATGACGGTACAACAGACGTACAGTATCTACAAGCTAAGTTATTTGCAGCATTAAAAATTCCTAAAGCATACTTTGGGTATGAAGGAGATTTACAAGGTAAAGCTACCCTCGCCGCAGAAGATATTAGATTCGCTAGAACTGTAGAAAGAATCCAAAAAATTATGGAATCAGAGCTAACTAAGATTGCTCTGGTACATTTATACACGCAAGGTTTCACAGGAGAGTCTTTAACTAACTTTGAAATTAAACTTTCCACTGCTTCTATTATTTTCGATCAGGAAAAAGTAGCACTGTTAAAAGAAAAGGTAGATTTAGCTGCTCAAATGAGAGATTCTAAATTATTCTCATCTGATTACATTTATGAGAATATATTTGATATGTCTGAAGATAAGTACATGGAAGAAAGAGAGTTAGTTAGAGAAGATACTAAACGAATATTTAGATTAGCACAAATTGAAGGTGAAGGAAACGATCCTGCTAAATCAGGAGTTACTTACGGTACTCCACATGACCTAGCTTCTATGTACGGTAGACGTTCAGTAGCTACTCCTAAAGGCGGAGAACCAGGAGCAGTACCAGATGGATACTCAGAACTAGAACCAGAAAAGGAACAAGAATGGGGCCAGCCAGGACCAGAAGGTGGAAGACCTAGAGAAAAAGCTTCTGTCTATGGAACTAATGATAATCCAATGGGAGGACGTGATCCACTAGGGGTTCATGGTATGCATGGAGGTTTTCCTTCTGATAATGAGAACGTAATGGAAAATTCTTCTACTAAAGCTGTCTACTTTAAAAACAAAGAAGCTTTAAAGAATATAGTATTTTCTAAGGACGATGCTAAGGAACCTCAGCTCCTAAATGAAGACAACATCAAGGATTTAGGTAACTAGTGCATATTTATAATAGTAAACG